AGGACTAAATGTTAGAAACGCAAGTTTCTTAGCAAAGTCTTCAAACTTACCAGGTCAAACACTTGGCGAAATCGCTGTTCCATTCAGAGGTAGAAATATCTATGTGACTGGTGACAGAGAGTTTGAAACTTGGACTACAACATTTATGAACGACACAGACTTTAATATCAGAAATGCAATCGAGCGTTGGATGAATGGTATTAATGATCTAGCAAATAACACTGGTGTTATCAACTCTGCTGACTATCAATCAGACTTAACGATTGAACAATTAGACAGAGACGATACAACTTTGAAAACTTACATCTTCAGAAATGCATATCCATTGTCAGTAAGCGCAATTGAAGTTGCTTACGAAACAACGAATGCAATTGAAGAGTTTGAAGTCACTTGGAGATACCAACACTTTGAAGCAAGTGGTGTTAACTTTTAAGCGATCTACTAAATAGTAATTAAACATAGTAGGAGTATATTATGGCAGAGTTATTCGGATTTAAATTCGAAAGAATAAAACCAACGGCACCAGAGGATAGGTTCGTTCAAAAGTCACCCGATGACGGCACGGTAGAAATATCGGGTGGTGGACATTTTGCTCAAGTCTTAGATACAGACGGAAGAGATAGAAATGACCTTGACCTCATTAGACGATATAGAGATATTGCACAACAACCAGAGTGTGATAGTGCAGTTGAAGATATTGTAAATGAAGCAATTGTATCAGATGAACGAGACAAGTCTGTTGACCTTGTATTAGATAATCTAGAATACTCAGATAAAATTAAGAATAGTATGAGACAAGCTTTCGATGAAGTTTTGTCTCTACTAGACTTTGATACTAAAGGACATGACATTTTTAGAAGATGGTATGTTGACGGAAGATTATTTTATCACAAAATTATTGATTCAAAAAATCCTAAACTAGGTATTCAAGAAGTAAGATATATTGACCCTAGAAAAATCAGAAAAGTAAAAGCAGTACAGAAAGTACCAGGGCCTCAAGGTTCAATCTTAGTTAAACAAGAACAAGATTATTATCTTTACAACGAGAAGATGTTGAAAGGTATGATGAACCAAGGTTTAAAAATTGCAGATGACTCTATTACATATTGTCCGTCTGGTTTGATTGACGCAAACAAAAATCAAGTACTATCTTATTTACATAAAGCAATTAAACCTGTCAATCAATTAAGAATGATTGAAGATAGTTTAGTTATTTACAGAATATCAAGAGCACCAGAAAGAAGAATTTTCTATATTGATGTAGGTAATTTACCTAAGATCAAAGCAGAGCAGTATCTAAAAGATGTAATGAATAGATACAGAAACAAACTTGTTTATGATGCGAAGACAGGTGAGATCAGAGACGATAGAAATCACATGTCAATGCTTGAAGACTTTTGGTTGCCTAGAAGAGAAGGTGGAAGAGGAACAGAGATCACAACTTTACCTGGTGGTTCTAACTTAGGTGAGATAGATGATATTACTTACTTCCAAAGAAAACTTTACAGATCGTTGAATGTTCCTATTTCAAGATTAGAAGCAGAGCAATCATTCTCATTAGGAAGATCAACAGAGATTACAAGAGACGAATTAAAATTTACTAAGTTTATCCAAAGACTTAGAAAGAAATTTATACCACTATTCTTAGATATGTTGAAAACACAATTAGTATTAAAAGGTGTTATTAATGTTGAAGAGTGGCCAAAGATTAAAGAACACATTCAATTTGACTTCTTAAAAGATGGTCACTTTGCAGAATTAAAAGCACAGGAATTATTGAATGATAGAATTAATATGTTAGGTTCAGTTGAAAACTACATAGGTACTTTCTTTAGTAAAGAGTTTGTTTACAAATCAGTATTAAGAATGACAGACTTTGAAATTAAAGAAATGCAAAAACAAATGAAGCGTGAGTCAGGTGCAGATGTAGATGACGGTGGAATAGATGTTCCTCAAACAGATGGTATTACAAGAGTACCATCATTTGGTGGCGCACCACTAGTTGCACCAGCACCACCAGAAGCAGATGCCCCTCCAGCAGATGGGCCTGATGCTGATGATATAAATAATACATAAAGGAGATTATTATGAGTTCAGAAAAAATAGTAGATGCATTATCACAAGGCAATATGTTAGATGCCGAAGATGCGTTTAAAGAAACGATGAAAACTAAAATTGCAGACGGAATTGAAAATAAAAAGATTGAAGTCGCAAGAGGTTTAGTAAATAATCATATTGATGCAACTCCAGCTGAAACAAGCGAGGAGTAGTATAGTGCAATTTGAAGACTTATACTTATCGGTATTCGAAGGTGATGAGTACAAGAAATCTAGAGAATATAGAAGACAATCGCCTAAAATGCGAAAAGCGATTGACGATTTATTCAAAAAAATGGATTCTAAGGGTTCAAATTTCCTAAATAATTTTGAGAAAACAATAACAGATGTTGCAAAACGACATAGAGTACCAGAAAAGAAACTCTATGATTATTTTGAAAAAGAAGCGTCTGAATTTATGAGTTAAAAGGAATAACAATGGCAGTAGTAAAACAAACATTAAAAGATTCAGATTTTGAACATGTAGTTAAAGTCACTACAACAGGTACAAATTCAGCTGCAAGTATTGTTGATGCTTCTGCATTAGCAGGTGCTTCTACTGACCCAAGATTATCTATTGTATCATGCACATGGACAACAGGAAGTCAAACAGATATTTTATTTGATGCAACATCAAATGTAGTTGCATTATCATTAAACGGAAACGGCGCAATCAACGGAGGCGCTCAACATCTTCCGTCAATATCCAACAACGCAGGTTCAGGTATAACAGGTGACATCCTGTTAACAAACTCGTCTGCTTCAGTTGGCACGGTAATATTACATTGCAGAAAGGTATCGGGATACGATAACATAACTTAAGATGCAAAAAGTTAAACTAATTACAGAAGCTCAAGATTTTACATCAAACAACTTTTTAATCGAAGAAAAAGATGGCAAAAAAGATTACAAGATCAGAGGAATCTTTATGCAGTCTAACATCAAAAACAGAAATGGTAGAGTATATCCAAAAGAAGTTTTGATGAAAGAAGTTAAGTCTTACACAAAAAACTTTATTGAAAAGAACAGAGCATTCGGTGAGTTAGGACACCCAGAAGGTCCAACGGTAAACTTAGATAGAGTTTCACATATGATCACTAAACTAGAAGCAGATGGTGATAATATAATTGGTGAGGCAAAAATTATGTCAACACCAATGGGTGAGATTGTTAAGAGTTTAATGGACGAAGGTGCAACACTAGGAGTTTCATCTAGAGGAATGGGTTCACTAGATCAAAGAGGTTCTGCAAACTATGTAAGATCAGATTTTAAATTAGCAACAGCAGGTGATATTGTTGCAGACCCATCAGCGCCAAGTGCTTTCGTAGAAGGTATCATGGAAGGTAAAGAGTGGGTTTGGGACCATGGTTCATTAGTTGAAGCACATGTTGCAGAAGCAAAGAAAAGAATTGAAGAAAGAGCAAGACATAAACAAGATTTAGAATCTAGTTTAGAGTTTGCAAAATTTTTAAAACAACTTTAAAAATTTTATAAATATATCATAAGGTAAGTTTATTATGTACAAATGGTTTGACGATTTGACTCGTATTCCAAAACCAAATCGTGAGAAAGAAGATTACCATCATTATGGACTTTATGAAGTAGAAATATTGAATAGTCTATTTCGTAATCATAATGTACAAACGGTTTTGAGTTTGGGGGGAATGTCTAATTTAGATTTCTTCCTAGCGCAATATGATAATGATGTCAAGTCTGCTAAGAACATTGATGAAGCAGATACTTGGCGAGGATTTAATCTTGAAGACAAACATCAAGAGTATATCCAAAGATTTAATTATAATGGGGAATACATCTTTACGAAGCGAAGTATCGATCGGTATGATGTTGTTGACGAAAAATATGATGTTGTCTTTTGTAATATAGACACACTAAAGGGACAGATGAAGGTTATGCCAGAAATCTTTGTCAAAATGTGGTCTAGAAATGGATTAGTTGAAACTACAAGAGAAAAGATGACATTGGATTATGAAAAGTTTTTTAGTAATGTGTTGGTCACAACAAATATGACGGTATTCTCTAATAGGGATTTGGAATACGAAAATAGCCTTGTTGACACCTCCACAAAACTAGAGAAGAAAAGGACATTTGTTTATCAGCGGATGAATTTGCCTGTGTAAATTCTATGTTTTATAAATAAATGTGTATAAATAATTATTAATATAAACACACAAAAGGAGAAATCCCCATGGCTAATGAATTAGACAAAACCATTGAGGAATTAGAAGCGGAAGTTTTGGCAGAATTAGAAGAAGCCAATGGTGCTGATGCTCCTAAAAAAGGCGCAATGAAAGCCGAACCAATGGACAAGAAGCCAGAAGGTGAAGTTCAAGATACGGGTAAAGCAGTGGTCGATGGTGACCAAGGTGATGCTCCTGTCAAGAAAGTCATCGCCAAGGCTAAAGAAGTTTCTGGTGACCCTGCACAAAAAGGTGAAGGTAAACCTGACTCTCAACCAAAATTAAAAGAAGAAGACGAAAAGAAAGACGAGAAGTCAGAAATGAAAATGGATGACAAAGAGAAAAAAGAAGATAAAGACTCGTCTGACAAAGAAGTAAAAGAAGAAGTCGTTGACATTGAAGAAATGCAAGGACAAATGATGAAGGCAATGAAGTCTATGAAAAAAGATGAAATGTCTGAGTTATATGCTTCTTACATGAAGGCTTCTATGAATAAGACTAAAGACGAAATGTTCAAAGAAATGTCTGATGGCATGAAGAAATTAAATGCTATGAAGATGAAAGAAATGATGGGCAAAATGTCTAAAAAGTCTGAAGAACAAAATATAGAGAAAGATGCTAAGACTGAAGAAAGATTAAAATCAGTAGATGTAAAAGAACATGTAGATGCTCTTTTAAACTCTGACTCAAATCTATCTGAAGACTTTAAATCTAAAGCAGCAACAATTTTCGAAACTGCTGTAAAATCTAAAATCAGATCAGAGATCAAAAGACTAGAAGATGAATATGCTTCTGAGTTAATTGAAGCTCAAACTGAAAATAGAAACTCTTTAACAGAAAAAGTCGATAACTATTTAAATTATGTTGTAGAAGAATGGATGAAAGAAAACGAGCTTGCCCTTGAAAGAGGACTTAAAGGCGAGATCGCTGAAGATTTCATTTCAGGTCTTAAAACATTATTTGAAGATCACTATATCGATGTGCCTAATGAAAAGTACAATGTACTTGAAGATCAGGCAGATAAAATTTCTAAATTAGAGAAAAAATTAGAAGAAACAATTCAACAAGTAGTTGAAGCGAAAGAAGCTAATTCATCTTTAATTAAAGAAAAAGTTATGAACGATGTTTCATCGGACTTAACTGATACAGAGATTGAGAAGTTTCAAACTTTGTCTCAAGATGTAGAGTACTCTAACGAAGAAGGTTATGCTGAGAAGCTTAACACAATCAAAGAGTCTTACTTCCCAAGACAAAAAGCAGAAACAAAAAATATTGATAATGAACAAGTAGAAACTGGCACCGCTGTACAGGACATTACAGAGGGTTCCCCAATGGCAAAATATATTAATGCAATTGGTAAAACTGCTGTAAACAACGGCAATTAATAATAGATAAAGGAGAAACCAAAATGTTTCAAACACAACATCTACAAGAAAAGTGGCAGCCAGTCCTAGAACACTCTGATTTACCAAAAATCGAGGATTCTTACAGACGAGCTGTTACTACTTTGATCTTGGAAAACCAAGAAAAAGCAATGAGAGAAGACAGAGCATTCTTAGGTGAAGCTGCACCTACTAACGCAACTGGCGCTAATGTTGATAATTGGGACCCAATCCTAATTTCACTAGTAAGAAGAAGTATGCCTAACTTAATAGCATACGACATCTGTGGCGTACAACCAATGACTGGCCCAACAGGTCTGATTTTTGCAATGAGAGCAAGAGCAGCATCTGGCGACGGTGCAGAAGCATTAGTTGACGAACAGATTCCATTCTTATCAAACCAAGACGCAGCTGGAAACACAGGTGGAGGTGACCAATCAGGCACTAACCCTGCTGTTCTTAACGACTCACCATCTGCAGGCACTTATTCAACGGTGACTGGTATGACTACTGCTCAGGCAGAGACATTAGGTGATGGTACAGACGAATTTGCAGAAATGGCATTCTCAATCGAGAAGCACACTGTGACTGCTGTATCAAGAGCGTTAAAAGCTGAATACACAATGGAATTGGCTCAAGACTTAAAAGCAATCCATGGTTTAGACGCTGAGACTGAATTAGCAAACATACTATCTGCTGAAATCTTAACAGAGATCAACAGAGAAGTAGTAAGAAATATTTACAACTCTGCTGTAAAAGGCGCTGCGGTAAATACAACAACTGCTGGTATTTTTGATTTAGATACAGACTCAAACGGAAGATGGTCAGTTGAGAAATTCAAAGGACTATTATTTGCAATAGAAAGAGACGCTAACGCAATCGGACAACAAATCAGAAGAGGAAAAGGTAATATGATTATCACTTCAGCTGATGTTGCGTCTGCATTACAAATGGCTGGTGTATTAGATTACACACCTGCTCTTAACAATAACCTAAATGTTGATGACACAAGCACAACTTTCGCTGGTGTACTTAACGGTAGATACAAAGTATATGTTGACCCGTATGCAGCTAATGTTGCGGCTTCACAATACTATGTGGTAGGATACAAAGGAACATCACCGTACGATGCTGGTATGTTCTACTGCCCATATGTACCTCTACAAATGGTTAGAGCAGTTGGAGAAAACTCATTCCAACCGAAAATCGGTTTCAAAACTAGATACGGTATCGCTGCAAACCCATTCCACACAGGAACGGTAGCAGCTGGAGCGAATGGAGCAATCTCTATCTCGGCTAACTCAAACAAATATTACAGAAGAGTTAAAGTCACAAACTTAATGTAATCCTTGTTGATACAAAACTTAAAAAAGGGGCTTCGGCCCCTTTTTTTTTATTTCCCTAAATAACAATATGAAATCACCATACAAAGAATTACTAGGAATATTAATATCAGGTCTAATACTATCTGGTATCATAATATCACTAGCATGGTATTTCAAACCTAATCCATTAGAAAATGTTGAGAAAAGAATGGATAAAGTTTCTAAAAAACTAAAATTTCTTACAGAAAATGAGAAGAAACTTAAACGAGCGTCTGAAGATAAAGAGTGGAATGATCTAGACAAGGAAGATAAATAGTAATATGACTATAAGAAGACAACCAGATAGTATCGACTATGCATCACCAACGCAGTTTGTATTAAAGATTAATCAATTACCAGAAGTACAATTCTTTATTACTAATTGTAATTTACCAGGTATCAATCTTGGTGAGGCAGTTATTCCTACACCTCTAAAACAAATTCCTGTTATGGGTGATGAGTTAACATTCGAAAACTTATCTATTGGATTTCTTGTAAATGAAGAGTTTACAAACTTTATTGAAATACAGAAATGGTTAAATGCAATTGGTTTCCCACAATCAAGAGATCAGTTTACTAGTTTCAGAGCAAATCAATCAGTGACACCACAAAGTAAACTAGGTGTAAAGAATGATTCAGTGCCAGGTAAATCTACAAAGGCAAACGCAATGTTTTCAGATGCAACCTTGACACTACTTACAAATAAAAACAATCCTATTGCAGAGGTTAAGTTTGAAGACTTGTATCCTGTATCATTATCAGCATTAGAATTTTCACAGGAACAAACAGATGTACAATATTTAAGAGCATCAGCAGAGTTTCAATATAAATACTATACGATTACTAAACTATAATCTTACATACAACGGAGCGATGATATGATGCCTTATACAGAGGATGAATGGAAATGGGTCTCGGGTAAATAAAACCCTTGACATTAAACACTTTTTAGTGTACAAATTATATTATGACATTAGACGAATTAAAAAAAATCGTAGAGAAAGAATTACCCGTAAATAGAGATCATCTTGATACAGAGAGTTTACGAGGACAAGAGCTATACGCAAAATTCCTAGATTACAAAACTAACTTTGCTTTCTTACTTGCAAAAGCAAAAGGCGAATACAAAAGACTATACAGAGAAAAGTGGGAATACTATGGTGGAAAAGCAGATGCCAAAGTATATGCAACAAAACCATTTGACTTAAAAGTACTCAAAACAGATTTATCAGTTTACATAGAATCAGATCAAGAAATCATAGATGCAGAAAATAAGATAGTTTACTTAGAAGAAACGGTCAAGTATATCGATGGTGTTTTAAAGGCGATCAATTCTAGAGGCTGGGATATTAAAAATTGTTTGGAGGCACAAAAGTTTGAAGCTGGATTAATGGGCTGATGACTACTTGGATTAAAAAAATAGATGATGTTCATCTATATGTTCATTCAGAACCATCGGTGTTAAAAGAGTTATCAACTTATTTTACCTTTGAAGTGCCTGGTGCAAAATTTATGCCTACCGTTAGAAACAGAATGTGGGACGGCAAGATCAGATTATTCTCATTACGAAACAATACAATCTATGTAGGATTACTTCCATACATCGAAGAGTTTTTAAATAACAATCAAGTCGAATATACTCTTGACGATAATGTAAAGACTGAAACTAAAGTCACAGAGGAAAATGTTATTGGATTTATTAACTCATTAAAAATTCCATTTGAATATAGAGACTATCAACTACAATGTATTATGGATGCATTGACAAAACAGCGTGGATTATTTGTATCGCCAACTGCGTCTGGTAAGTCATATATGATTTATGTACTTTGTAGATTTTATAGACTTATGGATAAAAGAATTTTAATTATTGTTCCAACAACTTCATTAGTAGAACAAATGGCTTCTGACTTTGTTGACTATGGTTGGAGTGCAAAACAAATACACAAAATCTATTCAGGTCATGATAGAGAAACACACAAACCTGTTGTCATATCTACATGGCAATCTTTATATAAACTTCCAAAGAAATTTTTCAAAGACTATGGTGTAGTGTTTGGGGATGAAGCACATTTGTTCAAAGCAAAATCATTAACAAACATTATGGAAAAACTTACAGATTGTCCATACCGTTTTGGATTTACAGGAACACTTGACGGAACACAAACACATAGATTAGTATTAGAGGGATTGTTTGGTAAAGCAGAAAAAGTAATTACAACAAAAGAGCTTATGGATAGTGATACTCTTGCAAAATTAAATGTTGTATGTTTATTATTAAAACACAAAGAAGAAGAATCAAAATCTCTTAAAGATAGTAATTATGCAGATGAGATACAATACTTAATTTCACATGATAGAAGAAATAAATTTTTATTTAATCTATGCGACACTTTAAAAGGTAATACACTATTACTATATCAAATGGTTGAGAAACATGGTATGGTATTATATAAACTATGTCAAAAACTAGATAGAGATTTACATTTTGTATATGGTGGTGTTGACGCACATGAAAGAGAAAAAGTAAGAAGACTAACAGAGAAGTCAAACAAGAGTTTAATTATAGCTTCTTATGGAACATTCTCTACTGGTATTAACATTAAGAATATTAACAATGTTATATTTGCATCACCAAGTAAATCAAGGATTAGAGTATTACAATCTATTGGTAGAGGATTAAGAAAAAGCGAAACTAAAAACGATGTGACTTTGTATGATATATCAGATGACCTATCATATAAAAATAAAAAAAACTTTACTTTAAGACACTTTGAAGAAAGGATAAATATTTACAACGAAGAAGAGTTTGATTATAGAATAGATAAGGTCAATCTATGATAAATCATTTACACCCACTTAGCGTGTCTTATTCTTCCATTAAAAAGGGTATTATATGTATTATATAAAACTAACTAACGGTGACGACATTGTTGCCGACATTTCCAAAAACACTAAGGGTGATTTTACAACCCTTGTTAATCCGTTTAAAATGGATACTAGACCTATGGTCACCGATGAGGGTGTAATAGATACTCTATCATTATCTTCTTGGTTGCATCCATATTCAGAGGACACTAGCATTAGAATTATGAAATCATCTATTGTCACAATTGTTCCAGCATCACCAGGTTTAAAAACATTCTATAAGAAACAATATGAAGTCTTTAAGAAGAATAGAGATAAGACTCCAAAAGAATGGAGAGTCAAAGAAAGAAAAAGACCAACACCAATTCAAACTCAGCGTGACGAATTTGACGACTACATGGATGAAATGGAAGATGCAGAGTGGGACAAAATAAAAAAACGAATCTACAATTAACCCTTGACAAAATCATAAATCGGTGATATAAAAAGAAATGGCAAAATCAAAAAGTCAAAAAGAACATTATGTCGATAATAAGAAATTGTTTGAGGCAATGAAAGCATTCAAAGAACTTTGTAAAGAAGCTGAAGAGTGTGGTGACGAAAGACCTCCTGTTCCACATTACATAGGTGAATGTTTTTTAAAGATAGCAAATGGTCTATCATATAAACCAAACTTTGTAAACTATACTTACAAAGATGAAATGGTATCAGATGGTATTGAAAATTGTTTACAATACTTGTACAACTTTAACCCTGAAAAATCTAATAATCCTTTTGCATACTTCACACAGATAATCTACTATGCGTTTATTAGAAGAATACAAAAAGAAAAGAAACAAACTCACATCAAACACAAAATTATTGAAAAGGAAGAGTATAGAACATATGATACACTTCCAGGTGATACAAACTCTTATAATATACAAGGATTTGACCCTATGGTAATGCTACCAGATACACCTGTTTACAAAACAAAAGAAAAACATAAAGAAGATTATCCTCAAGGATTAGAAAAGTATATGGAAGATAAAAAATGAAAGTAGCAATTATAACTGATACACACTTTGGTGCTAGAAATGATAATGAAAACTTTGATAATTATTTCTATGAGTTTTACGAAGGTGTATTTTTTCCTTATCTACAACAAAATAATATTACAACGGTTTTACATTTGGGTGACCTTATGGATAGGCGTAAGTATGTTTCATTTAAAACAGCAAAAAATTTTAGAGAAAGATTTATATTACCTTTAAAACATTTAAAAGTTGACTTTCATTGTCTAGTTGGTAATCATGACATATATTATAAAAATACAAATGAAGTAAACTCACTAAAAGAACTTATAGGACACACAACTAATAAGTTTCATTTATATGAAGATGCAACAGATGTTAATATAGGTGGATTAGATATTTTATTCTTGCCATGGATTAATCCACAAAACTATGTTTACTCTATGGGTATGATTGATGAAACTAAAGCAAAGATATGTATGGGTCATTTAGAAATTAAAGGTTTCCAAATGCACAAAGGACAAGTTAGTGATACAGGTTATGAAAAAGAAATCTTTAGAAAGTTTGATACGGTATTCTCTGGTCACTTCCACCATAAGTCAGATGACGGACAAATTTATTATCTAGGTAATCCATATGAGATTTATTGGAATGATTGGAAAGATAAAAAAGGTTTCCATATCTTTGATACAGAAACATTAGAATTAGAAAGAATTTTAAATCCATTTACAATACACGAAAAAATTTACTACGATGATACGCAAGAAGATTATGATAACCATGATGTAAAAAAATATTCTAAAAAGTATGTAAAAGTAATTGTAGTAAATAAAAAAGATTTATATAAGTTTGATATGTTTATGGATAGACTATTAAAGGCAGATGCACATGAAGTTAAAATTGTAGAAGATTTTTCAGACGCAAGTGCTGACAATGTATCAGATGATATTGTTAAACATGCTGAAGATACAACACAACTATTAGACAAATACATCGATGAGTTAGACATTGATTTGAATAAAGATAGATTAAAGTCTATCATGCGAGGATTATATAATGAAGCTCAAGACTTGGAACTCTAAGTATAAGGTAATTTATGCAGACCCACCATGGCATTTTAAATCGTATTCTTCAAAAGGTGATGGGCGTAATGCTACACAGCATTATAATTGTATGTCTATATCTGATATTTGTAATTTACCTGTTAGTGATCTTGCTGATGACAATTGTACTTTGCTCATGTGGGCAGTTGACCCAATGTTGCCAGAAGCTTTGGAAGTTATTAAAGCGTGGGGTTTCAAATATAAGACGGTAGGATTTACTTGGGCGAAACAAAATAAAAATGATTTAGGTATGTTTACAGGATTAGGTTATTGGACAAGAGCGAACCCCGAAATGTGTTTACTTGCAACAAAAGGTAAACCAAAAAGAATTTCAAAATCAGTTAAACAATTAGTGATTGATAAAAGACAAGAACATAGTAGAAAACCTGATGTGGTATATGATAGGATTGAACAATTACTAGACGGACCATATGTCGAACTCTTTGCAAGAAGAGAAAGAAAAGGTTGGGATAGTTGGGGTAATCAAATATGAAAATGTACAAAAACAAAGTAGATGATTTTTTTAGATGGGTAAAAGGAACTGAGTTAGTTGAATTAGATAATATTGATGTGGATGAAGACCCAGTAAGACCTGAGTTAACTTTAGGTTTTAGAATTACACATGGTAGAAAAATCTTTGGATTAAAATACAACGATGAGATTGAAGCAATTATCTGTGTTGCATTTTGCCCAGAGGTACCTTTCACGGTTAGAGAAATGGATTACATGTCTAGAGTTAAGGACGGTAAAGTTGGAGTTGCATATACGGTATGGTCTCGTAAGAGAGGTGCAGGTAAAGAGATAGTAAAAAAATTAAGTGATTGGGCAAAGAAAAATAAGATTGAAAGACTAGTCACACTATCGCCACTTACACCAATGGCAACACACTTTCATATTAAGAATGGTGCAAAACAAGTACACATAA